CATGTTCATATTTTTCATCATGAGCACCTCCTTCCATTTTTTCTTTTATGCAGTAACTGCAATTATGCAGATTACTTTTATATTACATACTTTTGATGCGCTTCTTTTGCCTCGTTTTCGTTAAGGTCTAGGTAAATTTCCGTGGTGCTAATGGATTCGTGACCAAGTAATTTACTGACTTGTGTAAGCGGCATACCTCTATTCAATGCATTGGTTGCAAATGTCCTGCGAAATTTATGGGGATAGGCTTTGACGCCAACCTCTCGACCAATACGCCGCAGTGCCTGCTCTACAGAACACATATCAGTATGGCGTACTTCATCAACAATCTCCGCATTTGTATACCAGTTGTAAGTTCCTCTCCTTCTTCCGCATACCGATGGATTTATTCCCGGAAAAAGATATGGATTTGCGTCTTCCCTCTCATTTAAATATTGCTGAATAGCCCATTGCGCCCTCGCATTCAAATATACACGACGTTCTTTCCCGCCTTTCCCATGCACGATGATTTCAGTTTTATTAATCTCATCCAACCTGATATTAACAAGTTCTGAAATACGACAACCAGTTGAAAGCAAAGTTTCAAAAATTGCTTTTTTATGATTACTTCTAAGCGCCGACCTCATCTTTTCCAATTCCAAATCCGTAAAAGCTTTTTTCTTCTTTTTATCCAACTTAATAGCTTCAATACGTGTAATTGGATTTTCAGTAATTATTCCTTCGGCATGAAGATATGAAAAAAAACTACTTACAACTCTCATTTCGTTTTTTGTTGTCGTTTTTGATACCTTATCTTGATACAGTCGCTTTGCCATATATAATCGCAAATCAGCTGTACTAATCTCATCAACGTTTTTGCCGATTTGAAAAAGTACTGTATTCAACGTTTTTGTATAGTGTTCCAAAGTTCTCTTTGAACATCCTTTCACTGTTTTTGCAATAATAAACTGTTTAAGTAGATAATTATTTCTATCTTCCTGCAACAAGGCTATAGATGTCTCACGCCGAGTAATATCGTATTGGTCCAATATGATATATAATTCATTTCTTGCAACTTCATCTGTAACAATTAAGCACAGTCTGTTGAATAATTCTTCTCGTGTATTTACATTCATATCAATACCCCCATTCTGGCAGGAGTATATAAAGTATTTTCTGGAAAAATAACACCTTCCTGCAAACTATCTCCTTGGTACAAAGTTGCCCTAATTCCAATCACGGAAAGCTGAACATATGCCATGTATACTCCATTCCAATCTAAATCTTGACCAACTACATCAAGACATCGCTGATAATTAATTCCTTTTTCCAGCAGAACCTTGGCCGCTGCCAACACCATCCCGCCTCCTCCAATACTTGGTTCCCTCATACTTATTTGAGAACCATCTGCATTTTTTAACCCAACTTGCGCCGCAAGAACAGATAGATGAAAAGGGGTAAAGAATTGCCCTGTACTTTTGCTGCCTGCTCCAGAACGCATATAAATATCTCCAAGATAATCATTAATTCCATTTTGTTCAAACGCAACATTAAGAAGTCCCATCATGTAACTCATTTTCTTAATCTCCTGGTCGGTATACTTTGCCACAACTTCCAAATACGTTTTTTCTCTTTTTTTCCATTGTTCCCCATGATATTGATCACATGTATTTTGAATTGTCATTGCCATCATTTTGACCCAATCAGAAAAAATAACATAGGGCGTATATGAGCCACTTAATTCTGCTATAGTTTGTAAAATCTTTTTTTCTGCCTCTGGGAAAATACTTTTTTCCAATACTCTTACCTCCAAATAATTGATATAACTGCCAACGGAATGCAGGGGAATCGAACCCCTAACTATCCGAAAAAAATCGGCTGCTCACCTATGAGCTGACATTCCTTAGTAGTGGGGCTGGGTACGTGTCAGCTTGTCCACTACTCCGGCAAATTTATTATTATTGACCACCTAATCACCGGAAAGGTCACTTGTCTTGAGTTCGCCCATAATGGGCGAAATGGCACTGTTGGATTCGAACCAATGCATTTCCATACAAATCAGTGCCGGTTCAGTTAAATAAAATCAAACAATCTCATTTGTGCACTATAGTGCAACATTTTTAGTTAATCTCCTATTCTTATTCTTGTTCATAATTACTCCTTTCCCGGCTTTTCGCACCGCTCAAACTCAATCACCCATACATAAGGATTCGCATCCCATCCGTAGCGGTCAAGGTCTGATTTCTTGATGGTTGAATTCCAGAGTTCTGAAAAGCCGTCTGTTTCGTGATATCCTTCATCCGGGCATGTATCACACCCAAACGTAGCATTGCATTTTCTACAAGGTGATGGATATACACCTTCTGCAATGCATCCATCATCTGTAATTTCCTGTAATCTCTCCACTCGTACATTCGTAACCTTTAGAAAAATTCGTGCAGCTTCTTTCGGCATGTGGATGGACGGATGCCAAGTATCAGCTGAAGAATATTTACTGTCCTCGCATGATGCACGGTACATATAGCATCCATGTTCTTTCTTCTTAAAATCATATATCACTGGATTCTTGCATCCATCTGGAGTAGTATCCAATCCGCAATCCCAGCACGGACACCACGTAAATGTCTCTCGGACATATAGGATGTCTCCCGGTTGGTATGGGGGTCTTTTTATTCCTCCTGGGTACATAACCCCTAACGGATTGCTGCTATCCCCAGCTTTTCCAATGGGATGTCCAGTCATCCCATCGGGAAATTTTATTACCCGTCTTGTGCAGGTCTTTCTGCCATCTAAAATAGATCTCACCATTTCTGTATTAAATAATATTGGGCGTTCTCTCATGAGTTTCCTCCTATTTCCATACTGGTGGCAATCTCCGCATAAGTAAATGCCTCTTTATGTAATCCAAAACGACACAAGGCATGATGCGGATATAGTTTCAAAATCTGGATTGGCACCGTCATTAATGACTTACCACCTACTTTTTTTTTGAATCCCCTACGCATACAGACTTATATATCCGGACGATATCACCCACATGTAAATTTAATCCTTTCGCCGTCATGTTTTTAGCTAAAAAAATAGGCATTTCTTCCTTTTCTGCTTTAACTCTCCTCATGTCTTTCCGTCCTTTCCAATTCTTTTTTGTAACAAACCAATGCATCATATAAGACCTGATATTTCTTTTTGCGGACATTGTTTGTCTCCACAATCAAGAAATCTCTATATTTTCGAATTTCTTGCATCAAGATATCCTTCTTGGATGGTTCCTCTAACACATTATCCTGACTATCATCTTCTTCACTATCCTGCTTAATTTCCTCACCTATGTGGAATTCAACCGAAACACTTTCCTCCTCTGGCTCCGGCGTTTCTTCCACAAAAGAAATCTTTGGCTCTTTTCGCTCCTTAACCATTGCCCGGACATCATTGGATAGCAAATGCTTATCCTGTATTACTTCACTCTGTTCTTCCTCGGGAAGTTTTGACGTTTCATAAGCCTTTGAAAAGTTCATTTCGCCGTTTTTCAACGCTTCTTTCCCTTCATCCGACAGATGTGCACTCACCTGATTGACCTGCGCCATTTTTGTCGGCGAGATTTGCAACCGTTCCGCCACATAGTCTCTCTTTCGTCCGGTTATTTTTAGCTTTCCTGCTTCAATAGCTTTGTCTGTCCAATAATTCAGCTTTTCAGCCTGCTCCAACAGTGTGGCGTCATCCATCCGGCGTGTAAACGCATTCGCCGAAATAAGAGTGAGCATGAATTCTATTTGGTCCATTTCCTTTGCAAAACACCACGCTTTTCTCTTATGCCCTCGCTCATTATTGAGCATAATGGCAGCTCTCCGCCGATGTCCTGCTGCCAACTTGTATTCACCATCCACACGACCAATCAAAAGAGGCTGCAACTGACCGCGTTCTAACATATCATCAGCCAATTCCTCAATTTCTGTCAGCGGATAAAAATTCTCCTCGGCAGGAACAATATGCTCCACATCCAAATAGATTTCTTTGTATTCACTTGTATCAACAATCGAAAGCCTTGAAGAGTCATTTAGTTTTGCAGACATGCTAATTCTTGGCATGCGCAAACACCTCCTCTCTAACCGCCTTCGGCAAAGTATTCAAATACTCTTTTATGAAAATCTTATAATCAATTGCCGCAGCCGAACGAGGGCTAACGGTGATTAACCCCGCCCGCTTTTCAAACGTCCAGCGGTCAACCATCTTGCTTGATCGAATTCTTGTATCAAACACATCGTATTTACTGCGCCGCAGCACAGTATCACCTGCCACCATATCTTTGCGATACATCGTGACCAGACATTTAGGACTTGATAGTTGCGGATTAAATGACCGCATGTCCGTAGTAATTTCAACCAAATCCTGCATGCCGTCCAAGGAGTTCTTGTCTATCTTAATAGGCACAATTAAATCATCTGCACATACGATTGCATTTAAAATATTTAATCCAACTCCCGGTGGATTATCGATGATACAGAAATCATAATCGTCTTGTACCTGCTCCAGCGCCGACCGCAGTGCTGTGATTTGGTCACGTGACTCATCCTTCGATAAGTTTGTTAAGGCAACATCCATGTTCATGTTGGACGGAAGCACGTCCAATGTTAATCCAGGTACATTTGCGCTCCTGATTATGTCTTTTGTACAGCTCGCACAATTCCAATACAGATCGGCAATCGATGACTTATCGTAATCATGCAAGTCAAAATATCTCGTGGTATTGGCTTGTACATCATTATCAACCAACAACACGCGCTGGTTATAAAGTTTTGCCAAAATAGTAGCCATGTTAATGGCTGTGGTCGTCTTCCCGACGCCACCTTTCAAGTTTGTTAGCGATATCGTACGCATATCCTTCATCCTCCTAAGCATTTAATCCCGACTTGCTCTGTCGGTTGCCGGACGTGGACTACATTTATTGTAGCCGCATCCAGAACATCTTGTTACTGGCGTGACCGACCAAAAAGTCTTGCCACACCTGGGACACGATACAACAAAGAAAGGGGATGTTATCTCTATCCCCGAATTTGGATAATATTTTGGAAACTCTCTGTTCATAACGCGCTCCTTTTTTATTGATAACACTGCTGACAGGCATTTATAGTTATTTTTTCCGTGATACTTAATAGCAACATCAGCAGTGTTATTGTTGTAGCGAAAAGAGGACAGACATACAAATGACTCAGCATCAGAAAAAACAATTTAGGGGGATAAAATTCATCTGTCCTCTTTCTGCTTCCGTGTAAGAAAGCTCTGCCAACCATATGCTCACTGACAGGTATGCGTAAGGTTAGCAGAAATGCCTATTCCGGATTCGAACCGGTACAGTCCCACTGACTAATAGGCAGGGGTATACTCAACTTTTTTTATCTATCTTTGAAGAAGTCGTTTTAACCGGACGATACCCCATCGCCTGAACAAATCGACTATATAATTTCTTTCGCTCTTCATCTGTTGGAAAGCGTTCTTCCCCATTAATTCTGTATACAAACTTCATCCCATATCCTCCTTGCTTCTATCTGATTTCAATGTATGTTCGGTGCCTTGTACCATATCCACCTTGTACAAGGTCAAAATTTTTGCTATACTAAAAAAGGCATAAAAATTAAACATTGCTTGTGTATTTTTAGCCGATGTGTCAGATTCTGACACAATGGGAGCACTGTTGCCGCAGTTCTCCTTCTTTTGGGTCCGATTGCCGTCGGACCCATTTTTACGAATTGCCGTTCGTATCTAAATTCCGATGTTGCCGCATCGGTTCTTATTTTGTTCTTAAGCTTGCCAATGGTAAGCCTTTAACTTGTTTCTGCTCCGCTTCGAGCAGCATATTGACTTCCGATTCCAAAGCACCACAGAAATATATTGCTTCATCTAAAGATATCTTTGGATTCAACTTTAAGATGTAATCCAAAACTCCATCTACTGTTTTTCGATATGTTTCCTCATCCATTTTTAGATGAGTTTTAAATTGTTTTGCTCTATCTTCATGGTATCCCACTTTTCTCACCTCACATTTTAATTCTTCATGACTATCTTGAGCCATGTCACCATTGTGGTTATAAAACTTTTTGGAACTAATTTATTATGAGAAGCGATGTCTGCTTAGGATATCGCTTCTTTTCTCATACTGCGCTCTACCTGTTCAGAAAAGTTATCCATAATACATCTTAGTTTAGATAACATGTTATCCTCTACTGGAATGTCTTCAATGCGCATAATCAAAACTACCTGCCCGCTTTTTTCATTTGCGATTTCTGAATGTAAAACAATGCAATCATTCTTTCTCTGCATGTCTTTCACCTCCTCAGTGTCAGATTCTGACACAATCAACTTACTTTTGTTGCGTCTTTAGAGGCACTACAAGCAAGATACCCCTGAATGATTAGACAAATGTCACGCTGTTCCTCTTCCGGACGACTTTGTACCTTTCTCGCAAGTCTTTCGAACTGGTTGAGATTATGTTCCATCTGTTCACACTGCATATCAGCACCTCCTTTAAACTTTGCTTTTAAATTGCTTTTTTGTTTCTCTGTTTACAATATATTACACATTGAATACATTGTCAACAACTTTTTGTTTTCTTTGTGTATTTTTTTATTGACCATTGTTTTCCTTTGTGCTATTGTTATTTTTGAAAGGAAGGTGATTCAGTGAACGAACGGATAAAAATAATCAGAAATAAACTAAATCTTACATTGGAGAAATTTGGTCAACGTATTGGTGTAACTAGAGCAGCTATTTCCAACATAGAGACAGGAAACAGAAAAGTTACTGAACAAATGTGTCGGTCAATTTGCCGAGAATTTAATGTCCGAGAAGAATGGCTTAGAAATGGTACCGGAGAAATTTTCGAAGAACTAACTAACGAGGAAAAAGTAGCATCCATCCTTGGAAAGATATTTACCGATAAGGATAGCGACATATACGATTTCAAAATGGCAGTGTTCCGAGAACTTGGTAAACTTGAACAAAAGGACTGGGTGGTAATACAAAAACTTGTTGACGGAATAACCAAGGAGTAGATATTTTTTCTGCTCCTTTTTTGACATATTCCTTGTTGTGTGGTAACATAAACACATTAAAGCACAAAAAAGGATGGAGGAATTTTATGAATAATTCAAGACCAAAAAACACAAAGAGACTACTAATTTTTTTAGCATTATTATCAGTGATTCTATTCGTCGTTGTTATAAAAAACAGCTCCAACAACGACGAGGATTTGGCATCAAGCAGCACAGTATCAGAGCAAACAGATGAGCCAGTTGCTTCTCTAGAAGTTACACCAGAGCCAAAATTAGTAAAACTCACTGCAAGTTATGATGGTTCTACAAAATCTGGAATACGTTTAGATGAAGACAACAAAGACATATCTGTTACTGCAGAATATGATGATGGTACAACAGAAGATATTTATGATTATGAAATTGAGAATCCGGCAAAATTAAAAGCAGGAAAATCAAGCACAATTAACATTTCATATCTTGATGCCAGTTGTAAACTAAGTGTCAAGTGTTCAACCCTATCTGCTAAACAATATAAGAAAAAGTGTAAAAAGATACCTTATAAAAAACTCGCTAGAACTCCTGATAAATATGAAGGCAAAAAGGTGAAATTTACAGGAAAAGTGATCCAAACAATGGAAAGTACATATTCTAATTCCTATAGAATAGAAGTCACAAGAGGTTCCTACGGTATTTGGAATGATGTTGTATATGTAACATATTATGGCAATTCCAGTAAACGTATTTTAGAAAATGATATAGTTACTTTTTATGGCAAGTATGATGGATTATACTCTTACGAATCTGTATTAGGCGCATCAATTACTGTTCCTAGCGTTGAAGCTAAGTATATAGTCCTTAACAAGTAACTGTAACGAGAAGGCGCTAAAAAAGAATCCTCAGGAGAAATTTATTTATGAACAATGAACCGAAAACATAATGGAGCTACAGAAGAGGCATTAACTGACGACATCGTTCGCGCTGTGTGGAACATCGCTGCGAATGTAGCAACCATAAAGAGTATCGCACTTTTCATGTTCGTTCTGGTTGTAGTCAGCAGCGTGGTTGCTATCTTAGCTCTCGCCAGCGGTCTTCACTAGCATAAAGAAGCCAGAAGAAAGGCATTTGGAATATGGTGCCTTTCTTCTTTTTTTTGACGGAAAATAGTCTCTTTTTTTACTTTATCCCTTTTATGAACTGAATAATAATTTTTAAAACCCGAACATCACAAATGGAACAGACTTGCTCAATCACTTGGTTTTGTAACTTTTTGTAATCCAATATTTTCTCCCCCTTTATCTTATCTTCCTTGATTTACCAACTGGTATACATATTATACCAACTTCGCCAGAAAAAGGAAGTAACTTACACGTTTTGACACGATATGTGAACAATCTTTAGAGATTTTGCATTTTTGAAATAACTTCTTGCAAATACTTTCGAGAAATATTTATTACACTCCCGTCATATAACCTTACCGCTTTTGTCGTGTATGAATTTATGTATCTCGTATTTACAAGATAACTTTTATTAGTTCGTACAAAACGGCCTTTTAATTTATCAATTTGATGCTCTATATCATCCAGACGGCCGCGAAATGTAGCGACATCATCCTTGCCAACCACGTCTATGTATGGGCGTCTCGATTCGAAGTACACTATGTCGCTCAATTTTCGCTTGTAATGTACTTTATTTTTGCTAAATACAAAAACTTTATCTTCTGTGTTCCACTTTCTTATCCGCTGAATAGCTTCCATCACAGCTTTAATTACTCTCTCGCTGACAATAGGTTTGTTTATATATCGAAATGGTTCAAAATTTAAAAGCTGCCTTTCATAACCTGCGTTTCCCGTCATAAAAATAACAGTAATATCCGGATATATGCCCTTAATTCGATTAGATATCTCCATCCCATTCAGCACGTCTCCAACTTGTTCAGACTCAACCAACTGTATATCCATGATTAATATATCATATTTTTCTTTCATCGCCTGCTGCAACAACGCCATACCATCAATAAAGCAATCTATTTTTAGTTTCTCTCCAAAATTATGACTTTCTAAATCTGACTTTACTGCCAAGCAAATTATTGACACATCATCACAGATGGCAATTCTTATCATAAAAATCTAGCCCCTCTCCATCAAAGATTACTTTTTATTGTATATTCTTTGATGAAGAGAGGCTAGTGGTAAATACTGGAAACCATATTTATTTATGTAATATTTGCGGATTTGCTGTAAATATATTGATACCATCTATCGACATAAAATCGGCATCATCTGTTACAATATTTAAATTCTTATTTTTCTTATAATAATCTAAAATCACATAATCAAAAACATCGCATTTATGTTCATGTAATTTACCAACAAAATTATCAATTGTAATTCTTTCCATTGCAAATTCTAACACTTTACAAGTCGCATAAACATTATTAATAGAAACTGTCATTTGCCTTTTCAAATTTGCTCTCTCAGTTTCCATATTTCTCAAATCTTTAATATTATACTTTATCTCACTATTTAACTTCTGATATATTTCATACTCATGTTTTTCTATAATATTCAAAAATTCAGAAACATTATATATGCTTGTAACAATAGTATTTCCATTTTGTACAAGCCTATCAACAAAATTGTAATAAACCTCTATTTCCGATACTCTATTTGGATTTACATTCATACCATACCTTGGATAACAATACCAATATAGAGCATTTGTATCCAAACAATATATAGTTTTATTATTCATTGGCATATAGCTATGGATATCTTTTATCACTTTTAACACTCTACTTTCTTTGGCGCCTGATTAACAATTTTCTCAATTTCTCCTTGAAATTCTGGATTCTGATATAACAATAAAGCATTCTCCATTGAAGATTCAAATGTATCTCGTCCTATTTTCGAAATATTCCTCAATTCAATCGAAAAAATTCTCTCAAAGCCATATATAATAGCTAATGCTGAAAAACTATTATTAAAAAAAGGCGATGCAAAACGTGATATTTCCGAAAAATCTACAATAATTTGTTCCTCATTTTCAAGCAAAGGCTGCAAAACTTCCTTAAATTCTATACCCTTTCCTTTTGAAGCCGCTTCTTCTGTATAATCACGTAAATTTAAAATTTTCATGATGATCCTCCTTACTATTTTCTATTAACATATATATGCTCTTTATCTTGATTGATTGTCATACACACTAGCGTACCTAATGATTTCCATGGAAATTCTTCCAATACTTCCTGCCTGTTAGCTGTATAATCATAATAAACACCACTACTCAGTATCGTCAATCTTCCTGCATTAACAGCCACAAATTTCTTTAGGTCTGCTAATCCTACGCCTCTAGGAACACCTAACTCAAATTGCCTCGTGGAGTTTCCACTAACCAATGCCCAATTCAGAGCATCCATATTTGACATATTTCCATCAACCTTATTTTTAACCAAATCCGGAATCCCTATTCCCGTATCATAAATCGAAAAGACCAAACATTGCTTTTTAGGCATCCAATGTCCACATGCATATACACCATGCTTTTCTTGTGAATGATCCTTTGCATTTACAAACAACTCATATATATTTCGAAATAAAGTCTGTCGTGCCTCTTCTGAAATTTTGATTTTTGAAAGTGCTATTATCGTATCTATGTAATCCATTAACTGGTTATCATGCATGTCCACTCTCCAAAAAGGAAGTGCATTTTGATTTGTATTTATATGCTTATCCCGATGCATCAAATAATCATACAAACCTGATTTGTCGAAATATTGATATGTTGCCTTTTCTAGATTGAATTGATATGTTATCTGTTTTCCTATTCCTTTGCATATGGCATTCATTGCTCCAATAAAAGAAGTGAACACAGCATGACTAAAATTGCATTTCGAGAAATCCCAAACAATCTTACTGTCTTCACAATGTAATGTGTCATATTGCAATTTTGAAAGAAAGGAAAATGAATCAATATCATTATTCAAATCTGTAATTGGAAAAATATATTCCATAAAACCAAAAACTCCTATTACGTTTTATACCTATTATACTGTCAGTATTACAAATCTGTCAATAATAATATTATAATCTTTCACAATTAATGATACTATTATCTTTTTACAATTGACAACCTTGGCAAAAAAATGTATCGTATATAAAAAGGGGGATTTAAAAATGACATTTGGGGCAGCTTATATACGTGTATCGACAGATCACCAGGATGAATATAGTCCGGATGCACAACGTCGGTGTATTTTAGACTACGCAAAGAAAAATGGTATCGTAATTAACAAAGAACACATCTTTGCCGATATCGGCATTTCCGGAACAAAGGCGGACAAACGTGAGGCATTTCAAAAAATGATTGCTCTTGCAAAAAGCAAAGAACATCCAATCGACACTATCCTCGTTTGGAAATTTAGTCGATTCGCACGGAACCAAGAGGAAAGCATTCTTTACAAATCGCTTTTAAGCCGTAGTAATGTCTCAGTTATTAGCGTTTCGGAACCAATTAATGAAGGACCTTTTGGAAAACTAATCGAACGTATACTAGAATGGATGGATGAATATTATTCCATTCGATTATCTGGCGAAGTAAAACGAGGCATGATGCAAAAGGCATTAGCTGGTGGATACAATAGCAAAATTCCTTATGGCTATGCAATGAACGAAAACAAGATTCCTACCATCGTGCCAGAACAAGCTAAAGTTGTTCAAATAATTTTTGACCAGTACGTAAATCAGCATGAAAGCATTTCCAATATTGCTCTGATGCTTAATAAGACTGGCTATCGAACTGCCAGAGGCAATAAATTTGAAAGGCGCGTTATACACTATATTTTGCAAAATCCGTTTTATATCGGTCAAATTCGTTGGAATTACGCTCCGCGAGCAAGAGGCAAGAAAAAAGATGGTGACATAATTATCCGGGACGGCAAACATGAACCATTAATATCCGTAGAAATGTTTGAAAAGGCGCAGGAACTTATAAAAATAGCATATGAGACATACCACGGAACTGTACGACGTGTGCCAAGTGCTGCGGCAAAGCATTGGTTAAGTGGCGTTTTGAAATGCCCAACCTGCGGATCATCTCTATCGTTTTGCAGAGGCCAAATTCCGCATTTCAAGTGTTGGAAGTACAACAAGGGAACGTGTAGCACGTCAAATTACTTAAATGCGAAAAAAGCAGAACAATATGTCTTAGAGGGTTTGAAAAATTTGTTGCTTGCTGATAAAATTGATTATGAAAAGATTCCGGCAAACACACTTGAAACAAACACAAAATTACTTCAAGATGAACTTCGCGACTTGGACAAAAAAATGGAACGTATCAAGATGGCCTACATCGATGGTATTGACAGTTTGGATGAGTACAAATCCAGCAAAAAAATAATTGACCGTAAGCGACGCGAGATTGAAAAACAGTTGGTACCCAAAAAGGCCATGAAAGATAAACAACAGCCCAAACATACTATTCTTGACAGCATTAAAATTGTAATTGATACTCTTGAAAGTGACTGCGAGCCTGCAAAAAAATCAGAAGCAATTCGGTCGATTTGTCATAAAATTGAGTATAATAAAGAAAATGATACTTTGTACTTCGATTTGTATATGGTTGAATAGTCCGAAATTTGGTTGTTTTTTATGCTATACACCTTGCAGAATACAGTTTAGTCAGTGGGGTTCCAAGGCACTTGGCGACCAAGGGTACACGGCCATTGAAATTCTCCGCAACTACTACGGCGATTCCATTTATATTAATTCCACCGATGAAATCTCCGGTATTCCATCCTCGTATCCCGGCTCGCCGCTCCGTGTGGGCGATTCCGGTGAAAAAGTGCGCCAGATGCAGCGCCAGTTAAATGTTATATCGAACGCCTATCCGCTCATTCCAAAAATTGCAGAGGATGGTGTATTTGGTCCTGCTACAGAAGAAGCGGTTAAAACCTTTCAGCGAATTTTCGGTCTCACACAGGATGGCATTGTCGGATTCCGCACGTGGTATAAAATTTCCGAAATTTATGTCGGTGTAAGCCGCATTGCCGAATTAGTATAATACGAAGGTTGCACCCCCTCGTTTCTTTCGATATAATATTATTAATGATTGAAACAGGGGGTTTTTATATGAAGAAAGACGGCTACTATTCATCCGGTGAGTTTGCCAAAATGGCAGACGTAACACTGCGGACCATCCGCTATTACGACAGACAGAATCTTTTAAAACCCTCTTATGTAAATGAACACGGGGCAAGATTTTATACTGACTCGGACTTTGTGAAACTGCAGCAAATTCTTCTGTTTAAGTTCCTTGGATTTTCTCTGTCCGAAATCCGCGACATGACATTAAACCACCCGGACCGGCACGTTCTTTTGGACTCTCTTGATATCCAGCTCAAACTGGTAAAAGACCGCAGAGAGCAATTACAGTTGATGGAGCAGACCATCCAGACAACCGCCGACACCATCCGCCAGAAAAAAGAGGTGGACTGGAAACAGATGATGGATTTGATTCATATGACCTCCATGGAAAAAAGTTTAAAAAACCAATATCTGGATGCCTCTAATATTAACGCCAGAATTCATCTGCACGAATTATACAGCACGAATAAAAAGGGCTGGTTTCCTTGGATTTTTGAACAATGCCCTTTTAAAAAGGATATGAGTATTTTAGAAATTGGCTGCGGCGATGGCTCTTTTTGGACAACCAACGAGGATAAACTTCCCGGTCATCTTTCGGTTACTCTCACCGACATTTCAGAAGGAATGCTCCGCGACGCAAGAAGAAATCTCATGTCATGTTCCAACAGAGATTTTACCTATGTTGTGGCAGATGCTGCCCATCTGCCATTTGCAGATAACCGGTTTGATCTCATACTTGCCAACCATGTGTTATTCTATTTAGACAATCCGATGGATGCACTAAAAGAAATCAAACGCGTCTTAAACCCAAACGGCGTGCTTATTGCCAGCACATACGGCGAGCATCATATGGAAGAAGTCACAAGCCTCACCAGAGGATTTGACGAAAGAATCACCTTGTCTGCGGACAATTTATACCTTCATTTTGGAAAAGAAAATGGAGCCGCGATTCTATCTTCCTGCTTTCAAGACGTAACATGGATAGACTACGAAGATTCACTGTTTGTCACAGAGGCAGCTCCTTTGATTTCCTATATTTTATCCTGCCACGGAAACCAAAACCAGTATTTGGCATCGCGTTACCGCGATTTTGCCTCTTATATCGAAAAACAGGTTGCCGATGGATTTTCAATTACTAAAGATGCCGGTCTGTTTCGTGCCATAAAAATGGATTCAGACTGCTGATTTATCTATTTTTTTCAAATTATTAAAAAAAGTTCTTGCAGGTGACGTTACGTCATGTTATATGATATAGATATCAAATAAAACGGAGGTCACTATGAAAGGGATTATTTTAGCAGGAGGTTCCGGCACTCGCCTGTATCCTCTCACAACTGTAACAAGCAAACAACTTTTACCAATTTATGATAAACCAATGATTTATTACCCGCTTTCCGTGCTTATGAATGCCGGCATCCGGGATATCCTCATTATTTCCACGCCGCAGGATACACCACGATTTGAAGAGCTCTTAAAGGATGGTTCCTCCTTTGGCATCCATTTATCTTATGCGGTACAGCCAAGTCCGGATGGTCTTGCACAGGCTTTTATCATCGGAGCAGATTTCATTGGCGATGACAGCGTAGCCATGGTTCTCGGTGATAATATTTTTGCCGGACATGGTTTGAAAAAGCGGTTAAAGGCAGCCGTAGAAAATGCGGAAACCGGAAAAGGTGCAACCGTATTCGGCTATTATGTAGATGATCCGGAGCGTTTTGGTATTGTGGAATTTGACAAAGATGGAAAAGCTGTTTCGATTGAAGAAAAACCGGAAGTGCCTAAAAGCAATTACTGCGTAACCGGACTTTATTTCTACGATAACAAAGTTGTGGAATACGCAAAAGGTCTAACACCAAGTGCCAGAGGCGAACTTGAAATCACAGACTTAAACCGCATTTATCTGGAAAACAATGCTTTAAATGTGGAATTACTCGGACAGGGCTTTACCTGGCTTGATACCGGAACTCACGAAAGCCTTGTAGATGCAACAAATTTTGTAAAAACCGTAGAAACTCACCAGCACAGAAAAATTGCATGTCTGGAAGAAATTGCATACTTAAACGGCTGGATAAGCAAAGAAGATGTAATGGCAGTCTATGAAGTATTAAAGAAAAATCAATATGGACAGTATTTAAAAGATGTATTAGACGGAAAATATCTTGATGTACTGCGCTAGAGAAAAGGAGAACATTATGACTATTATCGTTACCGGCGGTGCCGGATTTATTGGAAGCAATTTTATTTTTCATATGTTAAAGAAGTACCCGGATTACCGCATCATCTGTTTAGACTGCTTGACTTATGCGGGAAATCTTTCCACACTCGCACCTGTAATGGATAACAAAAATTTTCGTTTTGTAAAAGAGGATATTACAAACCGCGAGGGTGTTTATCGGTTATTTGAGGAAGAAAAACCAGATATTGTCGTAAACTTTGCTGCAGAAAGCCATGTGGACCGCTCCATTGAAAATCCGGAGGTCTTTTTGGATACCAACATCAAAGGAACCGCCGTTTTAATGGATGCCTGCCGCAAATATGGCATTACCCGATATCATCAGGTTTCCACCGATGAGGTTTACGGTGATTTACCACTCGACAGACCGGACTTATTTTTCACGGAGGAAACTCCTATTCACACGAGCAGTCCTTATAGTTCCTCGAAAGCTGCTGCTGACCTTTTGGTTTTAGCCTACCACCGCACCTACGATTTGCCGGTTACCATCAGCCGCTGCTCGAACAACTATGGACCTTATCATTTCCCGGAAAAGCTGATTCCTCTTATGATTGCCAATGCGCTAAACGACAAACCTCTCCCGGTTTATGGCAAAGGCGAAAATGTCCGTGACTGGCTCTATGTGGAGGACCACTGCAAAGCCATCGATTTGATTATCCACAAAGGAAGAGTTGGTGAGGTTTATAACATTGGCGGCCACAATGAAATGAAAAATATTGACATTGTAAAAATTATATGCAAAGAGTTACACAAGCCGGAAAGTCTGATTACCTATGTCACGGACCGCAAAGGACACGACATGCGCTACGCCATCGACCCGACAAAAATACACAACGAACTTGGCTGGCTTCCGGAAACCAAATTTGCCGATGGAATTAAAAAGACCATTCAGTGGTATCTTGATAACAAAGACTGGTGGGAAGAAATTATTTCCGGCGAATACCAGAATTATTATGAAAAAATGTATGGCAATCGATAGGAGGTTTTTCAATGAAAATTCTTGTCACGGGAGTAAAAGGACAACTTGGCTTTGATGTCGTAAATGAGTTAGAACAAAGAGGGCACACTGCCATCGGCGTTGACATTGAAGAAATGGATATTACCAATAAGGAAAGTGTAAATACTGTAATCCATGGTACAAACCCGGACGGCGTGATTCACTGCGCTGCCTGGACTGCAGTGGATGCTGCCGAAGAGGAAGAAAACAAAGAAAAAGTCATGGCAGTCAATGCATCCGGCACACGCTATATCGCAGAAGTATGCAAAGATTTAGCCATCCCTATGATGTATATTTCCACCGATTATATCTTTGATGGACAAGGCAAAACGCCATGGACACCGGACCAGCAAAATTACGCACCGCTGAATGTATACGGTGCATCAAAACTTGCCGGTGAACAAGCAGTAAAAGAACTCCTCTCCGATTATTTTATTGTCCGCATTGCATGGGTTTTTGGCACTCATGGAAACAATTTCATTAGAACTATGTTGAATGTTGGCAAAACACATGACACACTAACCGTAGTAGACGACCAGATTGGGACGCCAACTTACACCTATGACTTAGCAAGACTCCTTGTTGATATGATAGAAACCAAGGAATACGGAATTTATCACGCAACAAACGAGGGCGGCTATATCAGCTGGTATGATTTTGCATGCGAAATCTTTCGTCAGGCTGCCGCGCTTGGATATGACTGCTATGATGAAAATCATCTGACTGTAAAACCGGTGACAACCAAAGAATACGGTGTATCGAAAGCAATCCGTCCTTTCAACAGCAGGCTTGACAAAAGCAAACTTACCGCACATGGTTTTGTGCCGCTTCCGGATTGGAAAGATGCACTTAAAAGATACTTAAAACAAACAAATATTTAGGAGGTCTTCTCATGGGACAGATACAAGTAGAAAAAAATGTAGGTGGAATCGAGGGACTCTGTGTCATCACACCAACTGTACACGGTGATGACCGCGGATATTTCATGGAAACCTATAACTTAAATGATATGAAAGAGGCAGGACTTGATTTGGACTTTGTTCAGGATAATCAGTCAAGTTCCGGCAAAGGCGTTCTACGCGGACTTCATTATCAGAAAAATTTTCCACAGGGAAAACTCGTCCGTGTTATCCGCGGCTCAGTATTTGATGTTGCCGTCGATTTACGAAAAGGCAGTGAAACCTATGGCAAATGGTATGGACTTGAATTATCAGAGGAAAACAAAAAACAGTTTTATATTCCAAAGGGATTTGCCCATGGTTATCTCGTTCTTAGTGAATGGGCTGAATTTTGTTATAAATGCACCGACTTCTATCATCCGGGGGATGATGGCGGGCTTGTTTGGAATGATCCCGAAATCGGTATTACTTGGCCGGATGTCACAGGAAAATATCCGGGCAATGGCTCTTCTTCCGGTTACCGCATGAGTGATGGCACACCGTTAAACATCTTAGAACGCGACGAAAACTGGCCAACACTAGCAAAACTATAAGAATAAAAAAGTAGAAATCTTCTCTGACACAAGAAGATTTCTACTTTTTCTTTATGCAATCTTATAAAATCTATACCAACACTTTTGAAAGAAAATCTTTCAGTCTCGGATTCTTTGGATGATTAAAAAACTCCTCCGGCGTAGCTTCCTCTAAGATTTTTCCATCATCAATAAAAATTACCCGGTTTGCTACTTCCTTGGCAAATCCCATCTCATGAGTGACAATCACCATCGTCATTCCTTCATCTGCAAGACTCTTCATCAAGTCCAAAACTTCACCAACCATCTCCGGGTCCAGTGCACTTGTTGGTTCATCAAACAAAATCACATCCGGATTCATTGCCAGTGAACGCACAATTGCTACACGCTGCTTTTGTCCACCGGATAAGGTAGAAGGATACACATCTGCTTTGTCCTGCATATTGATACGGGCAAGAAGTCCCATCGCCTGCTCGCGAATCTTTTTAACCTCTTCTTTGCGCTTTGCACCGTGCAGTCCCTTGCAGTGGACATGAACCGGTGCCAGCATAATATTTTCTAACACCGTTTTATTATTAAACAGATTAAAATGCTGGAAAACCATACCCATATGGCGTCGATGCACATTAATATCTACATGCGGATCTGCAATATCTACATCATTGAAAATAATCTGCCCGCCTGTAGGGTCTTCCATACAGTTTAAGCATCGAAGAAACGTACTTTTTCCTGAACCACTTGGTCCGATGACAACCACGATATCTCCCTTGTTGATGGTGATATCAATTCCGTTTAATACATCATGACTGCCAAAACTTTTTTTCAAATTAATTACGTCTATCACTTTTTCTCAGGCTCCTTTCCATGCATTTGATTCCGAGTGAAATGAGCAACACCAGTGCAATATAAATCACTGCCATCACCAGATAAGGAACCATAAACTCATAGCTGTTACTGCCAATATAGTTAAATGCCACATAAAGGTCAGCCGCACCAACAAAACTTACAACGGAAGTCTCTTTAATCAAGGCAATAAACTCATTTCCGAGTGTTGGCAGAATATTTTTTACGGCCTGTGGAATCACAATTTTGCGCATTGTCGTCGCAAAACTAAGTCCCATCGCACGTCCGGCTTCCATCTGTCCGCCATCTACGGACAAAATACCGGCACGCATCATTTCTGAAATATAGGCACCACTATTCAAACCAAACACAAGTACAGACACCTGCACGCCCGTAAGTTTTACTCCGATAATCGGAAGCAATACATAATAGCAGACAAGCAACTGCACTACCATCGGTGTTCCACGGAACAAACCAACGTAAAAAGAACAAAAACCATTCAAAATTCTTGGCAACATCTTGTATTTTGGCACAACACGTACAGTCGCAATCAAAATACCAATAATAATACCAATCAGAAGACCGGCAATTGCAATAATCAATGTATTCTGCAAGCCTTCTATTACCTTCTGATATCCGTTCTGCTCAAAGAAAATTTGCTTAAACGCTTCAATTTTTAATCCAAAATTATCCATATCTACCTCGTAAAAAGCAGGTCCGTACAAATCACGAACCTGCTGACTATTACTGCATTTTGTTAATTGCTTCTGTAATGCACTTAGCCGGTGCAGAATCGATGACTACATAATTGATGTTACCATTAATCAAATCCTGTACTGCTAAAGAACCGTTCTTATAACCGGTTGTGGTTACTTTGTAACCTTCAAATCCCCAGTCCTTATCTCCTTCACAATAGAACTGACCGGTTGTACCGTTCTGGACACCAATCGTTACACTCTTATCTTTTGTTTTTAAAATCTTCTCAATTGCTGCTTTATCTTTACAACTGTCAAACTCTGTACTATCACCTTTGACAATCAGTCTTTGTGCTGCGTTATAATAAGTATCTGAAAAATTCACATATTTCTTTCTATCTTCTTTAACAGTAAGACCTGCCATTGCAACATCACTCTTATGCTGTCCAACTGACAAGCAGACGGAATCAAATTCCATGTTCTGAATTACCAGTTCTTTGTTCAATTTTTTTGCAAGTGCTGCCGCAATTTCCATATCAATACCATAGTAGCTGTCGCCCTTCATGTATTCAAATGGCTCAAAAGAAGCATTTGTTGCAACCAAAAGCTGGTCTTTCGATGTATCAAGTTTCTCGGATTTTACCGGTGTTGGATTTCCGCCACCAAAATATTTGTTACAGATTTCATCAAACGTTCCATTATCTTTAATCTCTTTGATAAAATCATTGACCTGTGTCAAAAGTTCCGGTTTGTTTTTATCTACACCAAACGCATACTCTTCACTAGTCAAGTCTACATCAATCACCTTAACGGCCTGCTGTTTTGTCTGGTTGTCGCTCTTCTTTGCGTCATTTCCGCTATCGGAACTGCCACATCCACATACAGCCACCGCCGTCATAATTACGGTAAGACCCATTGCTATTAACTTTTTCATTGTTATAATCCGCCTTTCTGCTTCGCGAAAGTCACCAATAGAATCATGAAAATATTAGTTTCTCTCGCTACGCTCG